TTGCCGGTCTTGAATACCCCGCACAACTGGTCTGACAGGTATAGCCAGACGATGGAGATGGACACGGAAGCCTTTTCGTTCTCTTCTCTGGCCGGGTTGACCGAAAGGGTTCTGACGCAAGATGAACCGCGACTCACCATATCCCTGTCTGCCAATGCTTTCACGCGGGAAGAATCCCGGCGACTGCTCGACTTCTTTATAGACCGAAAGGGGCGGCTCTTGCCGTTCTGGGTGCCCTCACCCGCTTCGGACGTTATTTTGGCCGGGGCTTTTTCGTCAGGAGATACGATCCTCGATACTGGAGGTGTCGATATGTCAGCACTTTTCGGACAAGGCTATCCGACGACCGGGAAGCACCTTTGGTTCCGTTTCCCTGACGGTACGACTGCGGCACGGGAGGTTGTGGGTTGTGATCCTTCAACGGGGAGGATCAGCCTTGGATCGGCAATCGGAAAGACGGTGGAGCATTTCACGGATGTCACCGTTTCGCTTCTTTATCCTGCAAGATTTGATAAGGACACGCTCGGTATGGATTACGAAACACTGGACGTGGCAAGCACTACGCTCCACGCGACGACACTTCCCCGGTGGGAGGTTGAATAAATGAGAGACACTTCACCAGCCTTTACGACCCGGGAAAAGGAAGAATACCTATCCCCGGTCGAATTGTTCCATATCTGGGAAGGTGGGGACGATCCCCAAGCGCGGCACTGGTATTACACAAGCTCTGACGAGCCCGTTGTTTATGATGGGGACACCTACGAACCGGCGGCAATCAAGCGGTCTTCCCTGTCCTTTGACTCCGACCTGACCGCGACGAAGTGCGGAATCACGGTCGGTGCCCTGGAAGAGAACTTCCGCGATTACTTGGCACAGAATCCGTTGGCTCAGATGTGGGTTAGTGTTTCGCGGGTCCATCGGGGAGCGGCCAGCGACGCGGTGGTTTTTTTCGTTGGGCAGGTCAAGACAGTGGCGTTTCAAGGGGCACAAGCCGAAGCCGAATGCGTGGGCTTTGAGCACTTCTTGTCAATGAAGATCCCAAGGTATCACTTTCAAGCCCATTGCAACAATACGCTCTATGACGCCAAGTGCAACGTGGATCGGGGGGCCTTTTCCAATACATGCGCGGTGACAATCTCGGGCAATATCCTCACGGCTCCGGAATTTGCGACCCGTGCAAATGACTTCTTCACCTACGGTTGGGTCAGTTTTGGGGGCCAAAAGCGGATGATCACTGCTCATTCCGGGTCTTCTATCGTCCTGCAATACCCCTTCATTGACATTGCAGACGGGGACGAAGTGACCGCATCTGCCGGTTGCGATCAGAGAATTACGACATGCCGGGACAAGTTTGACAATCTAGGCGGGAACAATGGGCTTTTGTCTCAATCTGCGCCGGTATCGACTCCAAGTAAGATCACGGGAAACCAGACCCTTGTTACTCCAACGGTCTATACATCTGGTCCGGTGACAAGCGTTACGGCGAATTGCAAGTTTGTTCAATGGCGAGATGATTACAGATATACCGCAAGATGCTATATCACGGTGAACGGGATAGATCACTTGGTGGATACAGTCAGTGGGGTCAGGGAGTTTGACTTTACAAGGACAGTTACGGTTGCAGTTTCAAACGAACGAGCCAGTGTATCGGCAAGGATAGAGGCTGAAAACTCCACATTGTCTTGTCAATTACAGTTTTTGGTACAAGTTATGGGCGGAACATGCCAAGGGGAAGGAGCCTCCGGCGGTGGTTTCTTTGGAACCCCTTATATCCCAACAGAAAACCCCTCGATGATGACATGATGAACCGATTTTACGACGAAGAAAAACTGCAAGAGCTACGCGCTGAATGTGCCTCGTGGCTCGGGACTCCGTACCGTCACAGGTCTTCCAGAAAGGGTCTTGGGTGTGACTGTATCGGTTTTGTGGTGGGCGTATTGACAGGAGTCGGCTACAAAAAACGCTGGAAAATGCCGGACTACCCCAAGGACTGGCACCTTCACAATGTGGAATCAATTCTTCTTCGGGAGATCAGTAGCCAGATGAAGCATGAAAAGGTTTCCATCGACGATCCCCGGGACGGCGATGTTTTGCTTTTCCGCTTTGGAAAAACGATCAGCCACGCGGGGATCGTTCTTGACGGGTTGATCTGGCATTCTGTCATTGGGATCGGGGTGGAGCGCTTTGTCCTGCGAGATCCAACGTGGTGGCATCGAAGGACTCACAACATTAGGTTGGTGAAATAATGGCAACAGCGGCAATTGTTATCGGCGCAGTGGTCGTGGGGGCGTTCGTAGCCACTGCGATGTTTACTTCGGCTCGGCCTCAAGCCGGGTCGCAAAAGCCGCAAGACATAAAGTTTGCAACGAACAAATTTGGCATCCCGATTCCCGAGGTGCTGGGGACTATCAAGCTGGCCGGGAACTATATTTGGACCGGGGAACAGCGTTCCGAGGCGATCAAAAGCAAGAGCTCCAGCGGTGGAAAGGGGGGAGGCGGCGGAGGGTCTTCCAGCACCATCGTGGGGTACAAGTACTATATGCACTTTGCCCTTGGAATATGCCTGGGGCCGGTGGACAAGCTCTGCACGATATATCGCGAACAGGAGCTGATCTGGTCCGGGGAATTGATCTGCCCGGCCTCCGGGGTGCAGACTATCCAGGCAGAAAAAACGGGAGCGATCACGTTCTACTTTGGCACGGCAACACAGCCACCAAACGAGAATATAGGGAAAAGCCTGCCAGACGGCACACTGAACACGGCCTACCCTGGGCTTTGCTGGGCGTATTTCAACGACGTGTTTATCGGGGAGTCCCCAAGGGTGCCGACCTATCATTTTGTGGTCCAAAAGGCACCTGCGCAGTCCTTCGGGGGGACGGCTGTTCTGTCCGCGTATGACTATAATCCCGCTCATGCTATCTGGCACATTTTGACGAACATGACCGGGCTTCCCGAATCATGGCTAGATGCCGCCTCCTTCTTGGCCGCCTCTGAAACGCTGGACACGGAGGGCCGGGGGATCTCCATGGTCTTTGACGAGCAGAAAACCGCTCTAGACTATATCGACAACGTACTTTCACACGTTCTAGGAATGCTCCGGTTTGGCGCAGACGGGCGGCTATATCTGGCTTTGATGCGCGGGGATTATGACAAAGAGACTGTCCCCGTGATTACCGAACGGGAATGTTTGGAGCCGCCGACCCTAAAGCGAAAATCCTGGGTGGACACTATCAACGAGGTCAAGGCTACCTACAATGAAAGGTGCTATGAGCAGGGGATCAAGCACGTTATCATCTTTTGTTTATGGATTGACGAAGCTGAATTTTACGGGACTTTTCCCGAAAGTGGCGACCCCACGACGAGTGGATATTACGATGAGGAAACAGGTGGAGGTGCTTTTTCATGCTGGTTTGAGGACCTTGTAACCGCAAGGGCAAAGCTGGCCGACCTCCGGAAATACGCGGATGTGTATGTCAAGATCTTCGACGTAAACAACACCACTGGCTACAGGATCTATCCCCCCGATGAGTCGTGGCCGTCTGATATAGCACAGAGGGTGGAATGCCCGCGAAACCCGTCTTTTGAGTTTTTGAGGGACCAAGTGCAGGGCATGGTCCCGGGGGATATTACAGGACGAAAAACCTATATTGGCTTTACGGTGGACACCTCCGGTTCCATGACCATGAACACTATCGAACCCGCGTATTCACAGCTTAAAGAATGGGTCGGGTCAACCTATCCTGAATCTACCTTTCTGGGGAACACGGAATCGAGATCCGACGAGCACTGGTTGTCTTGGCTTGCTGGCGACCTTGATTTTGCGTTCCCCGGTGTAAATTACCGGGAAGGCATCTCCGATCCTTCAAGTGTAAACATTGCCAACCAGCAAATCCAGGGCCGGACTGAAAGCCAGACGCTGGACCTTCCATTGTTCACGGTGAACTCGAATGCGTCTTGGGCCGCTCGCGAGGCGCTACGGAAAGACTCGTACCCGTTGGCTACGCTCAATGTGACCCTTTCCAGAGATGCGTTCATGCTCCAGCCTGGGGACGTGTTCAAATTTAGTTTTGCCCCCTATGGCATTGAATCTATGTTCTTTCGCCTGAAACAGGTGGACGAAGAAGACCTGGAGCATGAAGCTATCGGGATCGTGGCCGAAGAGGAATACACGGTTGTGAGCGAAACCATGATTGAGCCGCCGGAAACCCTGAACCTTTCAAGCCCCCCTTCGTCCTATATGATTGGCGGCGATCCCGTGGTCGTGCAGGAGGTGCAGGCCGTACCATTGACCGGAGGGCCTATCGCTATCGGTACGGTGAATCCCTGGGAAATCTCCGTGTCCTGGAACGGCATCGAGATGACAGAGGGCGAAGATTACACTGTGGACCTGTCGGCTGGAACGATCACCCCCATTCCCGGTGGAAGCATTACCCCAGGAATGGATTTGACTATAGAGAGCAAGACGAACCCTCAAGAAAAGGTCAGGTTTTATGAGCTACCGTACCTTTGGGCCGGTGAAGAAATCAAAGTCTTGCCGGTGGTTTCGAGGCCGAACATATTGAACTCCGGGTATCAGATCTTCTATTCGGCAAGCGGCACGTCCTATGAAGAGGTTGGCACGTCCAGCGCCTTTGCCGTCCATGGAACTGTGGTTCGGGACTATCCAAAGACCTTCCAGATAGACGATGAGATAGGCCTTGACGTGTTTTTTGCCACCAGCGACGTGATGAGTATTGAATCCTGCACTCGGGAACAGTTGCTTTCGCAACGCAATCTTGCGCTGATTGGGGATGAATTGATCACCTTTCAGAGTATCGAGCCACTGACCGGCAAAACCTATAGGCTCACGGGCGTATATCGGGGTCGGTACGGAACCGGAATGAGCGAGCACCTACGTGGTACCGATTTTTTCTTCCTTGGCTCGAACACTGCGGAACCGATCACGAATCCAGACTTTTTGCTTGGCGAAACCCGATACTTTAAGGCCGTCCAGTATAACCCGCGATATCAAGGGGATGAATCTTTTGCCGTCCCGGTGGAGGTCGTATTCACGGGCCGGGCGATTGCACCTTTACCGCCGGTCAACCTTTTGGCGAACGACGAGGGCTTTCATCCTGAATACACTTCTGGGATCTTGTTGGTCTGGGATGCACGGGTCCGGGGTTCTGGGGCCGGGGTACATTCCCCGACGCAGCCAGACACGGCTCCTGCGCGGGAAGGGACGTTCCAGGTCCGGGTTATGGATGGAAGCACGGAAAAGCTAAAACGGGACGGGATCAACGCTTTTTCTTACGAATTGTCCGAATCGATGCTGATAAGCGAGGGAGCGTTCGGGTCAGACTTGAGGATCGAGGTGACAAACTATCGGGTTGTGGATGGTTTCAGATACTATTCAGAGCCTGCCGCACTGACAGTCTATTATGGGGGATAAATGAGCACCACACCGCTTTATGACCTTGAAACGATTGAATACAATACCACGGGCTGGAATGGGATCGTCACGGCCAACATGCAGAAGATGGAAGCCCACTTGCATTCCCGCTTCCTTGTCACACTGGGTGAATCCGTGGCGGTACGCGATGCAATCTATATCAAGCCGGAAGACGGGAAGGCGTATAAGGCGCAGACCACGGAAGCGGGAGACAAACAGCCAGCGCTTGGACTGGCCGTGGACGTTGGCGATGCTGACGAAGAAATCCGGGTGCAAAGGGTCGGGCTGGTCAATTTCGGATCAGGGCTCTTGCCGGGCGAACGCTACTACCTTTCCGCAAGCGCGGGTCAGATTACCCCGAATATCGGCATCGACGTTGACGAAGATCCATTTACCGCCGTGTCGGGGGCCTTTGTCGATCTGTCCGTGGGGAACATTATCCCCTTATCGGAAACGGTCACAAGCTCGGACGGAGCCACGACCTACGCCAAAGACATTGATTATGAGATCAACTACACTGACGGGCGAGTCCTTGCCCGATCTGACGGCGCAATCACGGACGGGGAATCGTGCCTAGCCTCGTATGTTGTGAGTTCTGCGGAGATCCACGCGCAGTTTATGGGATATGCGGTATCAAGCTCACAGTTGTTTTTGGACTGCGGAATCAACGACTCTTCCCTTCTTCACTCCGAGGGGGACGAGTATGTCCAGGGGCTCAAGACGTTCGTCAAGGCTCCGGTCCTGTCAACATACACTGTTCCGACGACCGACACCACTTTGGTGACCAAAAAATATGTAGATGACAAGTCCGAAGCGGAGACAGACGCTACGAATATCGCTGGAATCCCGGTGTATGGGGACGACATTGGGGACGGGAAGGTTTTGCAGTACAATGCGGAATTGGGGCGGCTTGAGTACGAAGCCTTGCCCTCTGGAGTTGACGCAGGGGCGATCAAAGGGGTCTTGGTTGACGACACGGCAAAGGCGAATGGCTACGTTTTGAAATACAATGCTGCGACCGGCAAGATCGTTTATGCTCCGGACGAAGGCGGATCTTCCGGAACGGGTATCACTGCCGCTGAAGCAAAGAAACTGGCAATAATCTTTGGATAAAGGGGACTTACAATGACGTTGAAATCTTGGAGCCTTGCAAGCTGTCCGCTAAAATCGCTCGTTGACGGATCTACCGACAAGTGGACGCAATCAAC